ACGGCCTGAAGCTGCCTGTCGGCAGTCCAGATGGCGTCCTTGTCCTCCTTGCGGTAGGTGCGCGACTCCTGCGGCAGCTGCATGAGCAGCGCGGCCATGCGCCGGGGGCTCTCCCCTCCTCGCATGGCCGCGTCTAGGTCTATGCCGTAGTACTGCTGGAAGTCGGCCCGCAGCTCCGGCTCGTGCAGCCTCAGCTCATTGGCGAGCGTCACTAGTTTTTTGGCAGGCACTTCCCCGCAAGCTCGAACGCGAACTGGAAGAAGGCCTTGATGCCCTTGGCGCCGCACGCCTCGTAGAGACGCTTGCGGTCGTAGCCGGTCGCGGCCTCGATGAGCGCGAACGCCTTGGCCACGCCCTCCGTGTAGTTGTCCTCGTTGACCGATGCCTCGGCAATCGCCATGGCGAAGTCGACGGCCTCCCACGAGTCCTCGATGCCCGGCTCGATTTGGAACGTGCGGCCCTGCACCTCCACGATGCGGGGCGCCTCGGTCAGGAGCGGGCGCTTGGCGGCGAGCGCCGCCTCAAGCTCCTCCACGCTCATTTCGCTTGCGTCCATGGTGCCTCCTAGGCGGTGAATGCGGTGTGCTCGTAGGTGGTGACGCCATGCTCGTCGGCGATGGCCTCGAAGGTCAGCTGGCGACCGTCGGCCTGCGTGCCGTCGAGCGTCTGCTCGCCGCGCTCGGAGAGCTGGTAGGTGCCGCAGTAGCGCTTGACGATGCCAGCGGCTGGCGTGGTCTCCACGACCACGACCACGGGCTCCAGCGTGTCGCCGGTGTGCTTGCAGGTGAGCGCGCCGCTCTCGCCCACCTCCACGTTGTCGTTGCCCCACGTGAGCTTTGCCGTGTCCTCGTTGCACTGGATGGGCGTGAAGCTGACGTTCTCGGTGTACTCGGTCGTGAGGTTCACGACCACCTTGCGGGCCTCCCACGCGCGGATGGACTCCTGCGAGCGGGACTCGGAGATCTGCACGCCCGCGTCGCTGGTGAAGCCCAGCAGCACGAACGCGGAGGGGAGTGCGGTGGTGGCGTCCTCGGGCAGTGCCGTGCCCTTCGGGGCCACCCAGATTGCGCCGGTCGCGGCGGCAGCGCCTACCGTTACCTCGGCTGGGTTCATAGTAGCCATCGGCTACCTCCTTCTAGTCTGTGAGCTGGCACGCCATGTCCACGTAGAGCTGGTAGCGAGGGCAGCGGGTGGACTCGTCGTAGAACGGGTACGGGCCGCTGTTTATGCCCATGTGCCACACGCCCTCGGGACGCGTGCCAACCTCGATGAGGTTTCGGATCGTGATTGCCAGCGCCTCGGCGTCGGCATCCGTCGCCGCCCAGCACTGGATGGCAACGGAGGGATGGTCAACCTTGTCGGCGACGTAGCCTCCCGTGCGCTCGACCGTGACGAACTGCTCGGGGGCGTCGTCGGGGATGGCCATGTGGTATGCGGTGTGGCCGTTCGATTCCAGCCACTCCATGACGGCCTGCGTGACCGAGTACATGGCATCACCCCTTCGCCTTGAGCAGCGTGTTGTTCTGCATGTTGTCCTTCTGCGCCGCGTAGTTGGCCGTGTAGACGATGCCAACGTTGCCCTTGCCGTGGTCCTCAACGTTGCCGTCGTAGGCGGCCTGCGTGTCGCCCACGGCAGGGCTCATGTGGTCTCGGTGGTAGAGGCCGGTGCGGAAGCCAGAGGACAGCGCGTTGGCGGCGGCGATGATGGAGCTGGTGGCCTGCGCGAGCGCGGCCTCCACGCCATCGTCCTTGCCTGCCGCGCGCTGCAGGGCGTCCATGTCCCATTCCACGCGCGCGTCAGCCATGGGCCACCTCCACGTTCACGGGGCGGTTCCACTGCGTCGGGCAGTTCTCGGCCATGTAGGGCATCGGGTCGCCCACAACGCGGTAGGTGTCGGCCCACGGGGCGGGAAGCTCGACCTCGCATCCGCGCAGGCTCGCCGCGTAGGACTTCGGGAAGTGCAGCGTCAGCGCAAGCGTGATGCCCTGCTGCCGTGCGGCCTCCATGTCCTCGGTCGTGGACGGCGCGACGAGCACGTTGCCCACCACCTCGCGCGTCGGCTCGCCGTAGACCGGGTTGTTGAGACGGTCGGTGCCCACCTGGTTGGGGCGGAGCACCGACACCTCCACTCCCCTAAGCATCGGTGCCTGCCAGCGCGCCGAAGCCGATGCGGGCGCCCGCAATGCCGAGCATCCGGCGCTCGTCGTCGTTCATCCTCGGCGTCCCGTATGTCTGGCCGAACATGACCGACTGCGTGTACGAGCCTGCCGTCACGCTCATCTGCGTGGCCCCGACAGGTATGTCCGGCGAGCTCTCCTGCGGCATGACGCGGTGGGCCATGGAGCGGCATACGCGCATCATGGCGTCCGTGGGCCATTCGGAGCGGGCCGAGTGACCGAAGCCGTGGCGCCTCAGCTCGGCGTCGATAACCACGGAGCAGTCCTCGAGGCACTCCTGAAGCATGCCCACGTCAGATACCTCGCCATAGCGAATCCTGTAGTCATCGATGGATGCGTAAGCCACTTGGCCCACCTCCAAGCTACTGCTCCTGCTTCTTCCTTGTGGTGCGCCTGCGCGGCGTGGGCTTGGGCTCCTCGACGCGCCTGTAGCCGTTGCGGAGCATCCGCTCGGCATCCGCGTCAGAGGCCATCACCTGCACGCCATTCGGCGCTATCAGCGGCACCATTAGGCGGTGAGCAGGTTGAAGTAGCCGGTGCCCTCGACGGCGAACGCGACCTCGACCTCCGCACGGACGGCAATCATGTTCTGCTGCCAGAGGTTGATGGCGTTATCGCCAGTGCCGAGCGTAGCCTGGTCGCTGATGGAGATTGCGACGCCAGCGACGGTGCCGACGATGGCCTTGGTGAAGTCACCAGCGACACCGTAGATGTCGGTGGTGGCGTCCACGTAGACGTTCTTGGAGGTGGAGACGGTGGCACCCAGAATCGGGTTGATGGTGCCAGACTCGACACCAGCGGTGAACAGCGGGCGCTTGTCACCATCGACGGCGGCGAGAACCTTGGCGCGGCCCTGCGGGGCGAGGATGATGCGATCCATGACGCCGCCAGCGGTGGAGATGTTGCCATCCACGGCGAGGAACTGGTCATAGACGGTGGAGCCAGCTGCGGGCGTCAGCGAGACGGCGGTGCAGCTGCCGAGAACGTCAAAGCCAGTGCCGGGAGCTGTGGTGCCCATGACGGTGGCATCGAACTTGGTGTCGAGCGCCAGCGGCAGGCGGCGAACCAGCTCGGAGTACAGGGCGTCTGCGTCGCGCAGGAACTCCATGGAGAACGCCTCGATGACGGCGAGCTTGTACGGAGTGATGGTCTTCTTGCCCAGAGTGTGGTTGGAGACGGGCTTGATGCCAGTCTCGTCCACCCAGTTGGCGGTCGGCTCGCCCGTGATGGTCTGGACCTTCAGGCCGGTGCCGGGGATGGCGATGCGGCGAGCGTTGGCCATGAATGCGGAGCCCTCGATGGTTGCGCCCCAAATCTCAGCGGAGACTTCCTCGGGGAGAACGACGTTGGTGGTGCCGCGATTGATGTCGATAGCGGGCATGGTTGCCCCTTTCTACTTGTGCGCGTTCGCCAGTGCCTCGGCGAACAGCTGCGCGTTGGTCTTCTTGGCAGCGGCCCTGCCGCCGCCATCGTCCGTGCGGGCGGGGTGGACGGGCATCAGCTTCAGCAGGCGCTTTGCCTGTGCCAGCAGCTCGTCGGCGTCCTTGCCGTTGAGCATCTGCGCGACCTCGAGCGGGATTCCCGCGCCCTCGGCTGCGGCGCTCACGTCTGAGCGGCGCTGCGCGTCTGCCTTGAGCTGTGCCAGCTCCTGCTCGGCCTTGGTCGCGCGCTCGGTGGCCTCTGCGACCTCCTTGCCGTCCACGTAGCCCTCGTACTTTTTGCGCTCCTTCACGCGGGCGTCACCGACGAGTCGGTTGACCTCCTCCTGCGTGAACGTGCGCTCGCCAGACTGCGCAGCTGCGGCAGTCTGGGCATTGGTCGTGCCCTCAGTCTCCTGAGTGGTGGTGTCGGCCATGACGGCCTCCTTTCCCGGCCCCAGCCGGTGTCGGTGCGACAGTTGACCGCCTGCCGCATTGCGTGGGTGCCGTGCTTTCGGGCGCACGACGGGCCGATATGAAAAGAGCCACCCTCTCGGATGGCTGATTTCGCTTGGTGCATGTATGGTGGCTATTTGGCTTGCTCTCTCCTGTGCTGCTCGTGCTCGCTGTGGTCTTGCTCTAACCACTCCTGATAGCCTTGGTCGTAGTCGCGTGGGTTGTAGCCCTCGACACTCGGATTGCTGCCAAAGCCAGGGACGATCATGCACTGGCAGTCCGCATGGAAGTGGTTCAGTTCGCCAGCAGTCTTTGCGTTGCGGTACACGAAGCCACGGGACGCGAGCATCTGGCAGAACGGACATCCGTTCGGGTAGGTCTTGGAGCCACGCGGCACGCGGGCGAACCTGACGCTCCTCGGGTCGCGCTCTCCGTTGCGGAACACGGTGTTTCCCGCCGACTTCTTGACCTCGTAGCCGATGCGCTTGGTAAGCCTGTCAACCAGCTCGGGCGCGCCGTCTGGCCCATCATCGACCAACGGCTGAACGGCCCACCGCACGTACTGCTCGGTATCCCTGTCCGAATAGTTCGGCGCGAGCACGGCACCGTATCCGCTGCCAACGGCCATCTCGCGCAATCC